CTGGCCTGCGCGACTGAAAAAGCAGAGCAGTCCTGCCTTGGAAGCTGGTTCCGGATCACGGTGGGATCCGTCCAGACTCTTATGCGTGAGAAGCGGCTGAATCAGTTTCCAAAGAATTATTTTAACACCATTATCATTGATGAGGCCCATCACAGCCTGTCAGACAGTTATCAGCGGGTACTGGAACACTTTTCGGACGCTCATGTGTTGGGAGTAACAGCAACGCCGGATCGTGGCGATATGCGGAATCTGGGTGATTATTTCGAGAGTCTGGCTTATCAGTACACGCTTCCGAAAGCGATTAAAGAAGGATATCTGTCTCCCATTAAGGCGCTGACGCTGCCGTTAAAACTGGATTTGTCTGGTGTGGGAGTACAGGCCGGGGACTTTAAAAATGGAGATATCGCGACGGCCTTAGACCCGTACCTGTACCAGATTGCGGAGGAGATGGCAAACTACTGCGCGGACCGAAAGACGGTAGTGTTCCTTCCTCTGGTAAAAACCAGCCAGAAGTTCCGGGATATCCTGAATGAGAAAGGCTTTAAAGCCGCCGAAGTCAATGGTGACAGTAAGGACCGGGCGGAAGTACTGGAAGCATTTGACCGGGGAGATTATAACGTCCTGTGCAACTCCATGCTTCTGACGGAGGGGTGGGACTGCCCCTCCGTGGATTGTATCGTGGTACTCCGGCCGACAAAGATCCGCAGCCTGTACAGTCAGATGGTGGGCCGCGGTACCAGACTTCACCCGGGAAAAGATCACTTGCTGTTGTTAGATTTCTTATGGCATACAGAGCGTCACGAACTCTGCCACCCGGCGAGTCTGATCTGTCAGGATGATAAGGTCGCGCAGAAAATGACGGAGAATTTAGAAGCCGCTGCCGGGTGTCCGGTCGGCCTCGAAGAGGCAGAACAGAAGGCTTCTAAAGATGTCATATCTGAGCGGGAAGAAGCCCTTGCAAAGCAGCTTAAGGAAATGAAGAACCGACAAAAGAAACTGGTAGATCCGCTACAGTTTGAAATGAGTATTCAGGCGGAGGATCTGGCCGGGTATGTACCGTCATTCGGATGGGAAATGGGGCCGGCTACTGAAAAACAGAAGAAGGAACTGGAGAGACGCGGGATTCTTCCCGATGCCATCGACAACGCAGGAAAGGCTAATCTGATGCTGACGCATCTTGACAAGCGCCGCCAGGAAGGACTCACGACTCCAAAACAGATCCGCTTTTTAGAAGGACGAGGATTCCAGCATGTCGGCACGTGGAATTTCGATGCAGCTAAAAATATGATCGACCGGTTTGCGGCTAATGGCTGGAAGACACCAGCGGGAGTGAGTCCCAGAGATTATACTCCATAGGGAGGTTAAGACGTGATAGAGAATGGTTACGACCTTTTAGAAGTATTAGAGCATATCGATCCTTCTGATCTGAATTATCAGGAATGGGTCAATGTTGGCATGGCCTTGCAGCATGAAGGCTATGACGTTGATGTGTGGGATCGCTGGAGCATGAACGACAGAAGATACCACAGCGGCGAATGTGCGAGAAAATGGCGTGGCTTCCATGGATCGGGTGAGCCGGTGACTGGCGGAACCATTGTCCAGCTTGCGCGTGAGCAGG